GTGTGCCTAAACCATTATTTTCTACCCATTTGTAAATGCCACCCGCTCTTGGATTTATAATTAAATCTTCTCCAAAATTATCATGTGTCCACAATCTTAATTGGTTAGTCAAACTTAAAGAACTTGTACTTCCAAACGTTCCCGCGCCCCAACCATTTATACCCCAACCTGTACCAGCAACGTAAACATCTAGACCCACATTTATTTGATAGGTGCCAACAACAGAAGATCCTCCGTTGCCGCTATCAGAAGCATTTGCAGTAACCGTAGTCCCTGACGTGTCTTTTGCCTCTATAGTGTAACTATTTGCATTTACTATGGTAGCTATTTGATACTCTTGATTTAGTACGGCTGCTGTTACATTACCTCCTAAACTTGATGCTCCAGAAAAAGTTACAAAATCGTTTTGAACTGCCCCATGTGCGGTATCCGCAACAGTAATTGTTGCATCTCCATTAGTTGCAGAAAATGTTACATCACCAGCAGATGTAGTACTTCTTATAGGAGTTATATCGTTAAAATTACCACCAGATTCAATATAGTATTTAAGATGAGTGCCAATCCCAAGATATTTAGTGCCGCCTAAAGAAACCCAAGGGTGTAAGGCTCTAGCCGTACCTAAATAAGTATTGCTTGTAAGTTTACTCCAACCCCCAAATTTTTCTGGTCTGCCTTTTCTAAACCGTACTAAATTACAATCAAACCAACCGCCTTCATTATCATAGTCAGTACCCTCTCTATAAATGCCAGGTCTAAATATTGTTTTTTGTAGTGCCATTTAGACTTTGCTCCATTCCTTACCTTGAAACAAATTAGCTTCAGCTTCTCTACGTTTAACTAATCCACCTAAGATAACACCACCAGCCTTATTCCAACGTTTTATTTGCTCTGGCACACCATCATAATCGCCCTCGTTAAGAATACGTAACAAAGTAGATTCTTTTAAATTAGTAGGTCCCAAGTTATATACCCAACATACTAACGCATCAAACTGACATTGATCTAATGGTACTTTAACCATATCCTTAACATAACCTTCATACTCAGGCATTTCTTCTTTCAATAAATGTTCGGCTTCGTCTTGGTTAATTTGATCGCCATCTTTTACATTTTTTGTATGCCCGAAACCAATTGTCCAAACACCTACGCTATCTTGATAAGCCTCAAGCTTACATCCTTCGTAGTTTTTAATTAAAGATATACCTTCTTCAGATATGTTCATATTACCCCCATTTTTTGGTTTTTGTACCACCCCAATATTCAACCGCATGACCTTCAGATATAAGTTTTGCACAAATATCTTCACCATCTTGAGTATAAGGTACGCCCAAGATTCTGCCATATTTTCCTTTTCCAAGTGATTTAATTTTTAAAGTTCCTATACAAAGTTCCTTTAATCTTTCTTTGGCTTTTAATCCTAGAGCTTTTTCAGCTAAATTTCTAGTGCGACTTTCTGGAGTGTCAATTCCAGCCAAACGAACTCTTTGTTTGTGTAATTTAACGTCAAACCCTAAATCAAGTATGCAATCAAAAGTATCTCCATCTATAACACGATCTAACGTTGCTCTATAAACAAACTCGTCTGGCGAATTACTCATCTTCAGTCTCCTCTGGTTTATCTAACTCTCTATAGTATTTGATGATGGCAAGCACATCTTTTGTGTACCTAGTTATCTCTGCCATATCCATAGATAGATTTTCATACTCTCTAGCTGACAAGGAGTAAAAGGCTCTTGGTGGTGCATTTCCTGCTTCCAGACTATCTAAATACTCTTGCATAGTTGTTGGTGTAAGAACCTCCCAATCAACATTTGTCAGGCTCATAGGATAAGGTAATGGTGGATGATATATAGGGGATCTTTCGGTTATAGTTTTGACTTGCACAGGTTTAACGGCCTGTTGAAATGTAGAACAACTAGCTAACAAAATTATAAAATTAATTAGTACTAGATTTCTCATTTGATTTTTCTGGGTTACTCAATCTTTCTAATTCAGCCATAACTCTTGCTGAACCTCTGTTTATTCTTCTTTGCATATCTTCTGGATTGGCTAGAGCAGACTCATCTAGATCTAAATTTGCAAATGTTTTTCGTAGTTTGTTTACATTTTCCATAGCTTTTTTATTCTCTGCGGCTAGTGTATTCATTTGTTGTTGCTGTTGTTTTGCTTGCTCTAGATGTTTTTCTATTGCATCGTTTTGTTTTTGTATCTCTGTTTCTAAGATTAATTGATTGCCTTTAAGGGTGCTTATCTGATCTGCTTGATAATCTATGTACCAGGCTGATCCAGCAATTGATATTACTAACAGTCCGCCTAATATTATTGATAGTTTTAATCCCATGTATATATATTTAAAGGTTTACTTATACCTTTTACTTCTATTGGTCTTAATGATTTTAGCTCAAAACCACAATTTTTTGCAGTTTCCTCTGCAATTATTAAATTTACTCCTACCGTTTTACAACTAGACTCACATCTAGCAGCTATATTTACAGCAGATCCTATAGCCGTATAATCAAATCTAGTAGACGACCCACAGTTTCCAATAACAGCTTCTCCGGTATTTATTCCCACGCCTATTTCAACACCAATACTAGAAGATTTAAAAGCATCTTGTATTTCTTTAGCACACATAACGGCTGCTTGTTCATGATTATCTAAGTCTATAGGTGCGTTAAATATAGCAAACATAGCATCACCTATGTACTTGTCTATCATGCCACCATATTTTTTTACCGCCTCAGATTGTATAGTCAAAGCCATATTCATAATTGTAATTACACTTTCAGGATCCATACTTTCGCTCATAGCTGTAAATCCTCGCACGTCTGTAAATAAAAATGTGCATCTCTTTTTTTCACCACCCAATTTCAACAATTTGGGATCTTTTTGCAAAGCTTTAATCTGGCGTGGATCTAAATAATGTTCAAATTGTTTTTTAATTTGCTGACGTAGTTTGTATTGTTCTCTAAAACGTATATAGAAAGCTACTGTAGCTGTAATGAATTGTGACACTAAAGCCCAAGTGACATCTATTAAAATACCTTTTTGTATCGTAAATACGCCATAGAAGGCTGTAGAAACAAAAACTAAGGCAAAGAATGATACCCCCCACGTAATACCAAAAACGTTTAAAACAAGCCAAACAAATACAGTTGAAAATAAAAATATTAATATCTCTAATGCTAACGCATAGTCAGGGATGAACGGGCTATCTTGTATCAAAATAGATTCTGCAAGTGCAGCTTGTATTTTGTGCGGTTCTAATAAACCAATAGGTGTGGCTATTTTTGGGGATATGCCTTTTGCAGTAAATCCAACAAAAACAAATTTATTTTCTACATCCATTTCAGAAAGATTAGTTTGTGGTGTATCAACCCAACTAATCCATTTACGGCCTAAAGAATCTACAGGTACTGCCGGCAATCCTCTAACTCTTAGTTCTTCTAGGCCATTATCATTTGTTTTAATTACATATGTATCAGCTCCAGCTAAAACTTTAAGAACCTCTGTTCCGTATGAAGACACCCATCCATCAGGAGTACGCATCAGTAAAGGCAGTCTTCGTACCAAGTTATCTGCATCAGTACGGGCAACTGCTATACCTTGACTAGCGTTGTATTTTAAAATATCTATATTTTGTATTACACCTGTTGCCATCATGCCACCAGTATCTTCTGGTCCCAAAATAACAGTACCAGATGTAGGCGGATATTCACCTTCTCCTTCAAACATAGCCAAAACACTCGGAGAAAATTTCAAAGCCTCAGTAAACTCAAAGTCACCACCAAATCTATCAGGTTGTGGAAAAGCCATAACCCAACCTACACCCATAGCTCCTTGTCTTAACAAATTGATATGTATTTGAGCTAATGTTTGTCTAGATAAAGGATAACCACCTTCATTAGCTATATCTTCTTCTGTTATATTTAAAATAACAAAATTATTTGATTCTTCTTTATCTACAACAAAACTATCAAAAGTTTTTAACTTTAATATTTCGTAAGCTATCGGTTGAAAATAGTAAACAGATCCAAGTCCTATAAATAAACTCAAAAATATAATAGTTTTTTTCATCCTGATCCTTGTTTTATTGTTATTGTTGTTGAAGATCCACCATTAATTTTAACCGTATTAGATACTCCATCTTGTATAAGTATAATTGTATAACTGTCGGATCCATCTAAATTAAGTTTTACACTTTGACTGACCGATCTAGTTAAACTTATGTTTTGACCAGATACAATTGTAGTTATTTGAGTATCCTTATCTTGCCCTATATCTGTGCCTACAATACGAATACCTACACCCCCTTGTTTCAAAGCATCTTCTTCTTTAGATATTGCTAAAGCATCTATAACATTAAGTAAATCCTCAAGAAAGTTCACGTCTAAATAATTTATATCTAGTTCAGTAAATTCAAGATCAGCCTCTGTATCTAAAAAATCTTCATTAAGAAAATCAATATCCAGATCATCAAAATCTAAATAATCTACTGTCGTTTTTGATTGTGTTTCTTCTGTTTGTCTTTCTGTTTCTTCTGGTGGATTGA